AACTCACCACATAATGGTGCCATATCTTTTTTACTGGTATTAAATTCATATACACCACATCTTGAATGTAATGGTTCAATAATCCTGTTTTTAAAATTACAGGTTAGTATGAATCTACAGTTGTTTGAAAATTCTTCGATGAAACCACGAAGTGCAGGTTGTGTTGATTGTGGATTAAGATAATCCGCTTCATCAAGTATTACAACTTTGTAATCACCGGATAATGAAACCGATGATGCAAATTGTTTTATCTTACCTCGTAAGGTATCGATATTGCCTTCTTCAGAACCATTGATCAAGATATAATCAAGACCTAGTTCATGACAAAGGGCTTTAGCAACAGTTGTCTTACCAAGACCGGCTGTACCGGTGAAAAGCATATTAGGCAATTCACCGGTAGCCACAACATCATGGAACTGTTGTTTGAGTGTTTGTGGAAGTGTACAATCCACAATATTTTTTGGTCGATATTTTTCGACCCATAGAAAATCTGACATTATAAACCTCGTTCAAGAAATACATTATACAATAAAAGGGGAGGTTTGTAAATATTAAGATTTATTCGCTTCGTAGTTTTCACCAAGAGAAATAGCTTTCACACATTGATCACGTAATTGACCAATTGTAGATAACTCTTCTCCACGGAATCCACCACGTTGAGCAACAGCATCAATAACCGCAATCATTGATCTGCCCATTTGTGTTGACACTTGATAAATTTGTTCATGATCAATTGATGGTGCGCCAGAACCACCAGAAACCATATTTGGGGAAGAACCCTTTACCATTTTATTCTCCATATGTTGAGGATTTTTCTAGAGCAATCCAATAGGATACGCCTAGTTCATTATTAGAAAACTCTGAGATGAGTTTAGACGAAATTGCCACGTGGTAATCACCTGGTATAATCTTAAGATTAGAGATACTTATAACAAAGTTAAAAGGTTCTGCAGGATAATCACCGGCTATATCGATAGCGAATGTATTTGATGTAGCATTTTTACTATCAACGACTGACAAAGTAAGAACACCATCACCTGGCGTAATCGATACTTCATCATGACCAAGAGCCGCCGCGGCACGTTTAATACGACTCAGTGTGTTAGCATCTAAATTAAATTGTACTTCGCACTTAGGCATTACAATCTTTTTAGATGGTGATGTCAACATATCCGGATCAGAAAAGAAATACTTAACTTTAGACCGGCCAGATGAATCACTGATGAGTACATAATCTTTCTCGAAGGATAGATTAGGTACATCAACAAGACCTAGGACATTGAGAAATTCATTCAAGTCATAGATCCCGAAGTCTTGAGGAAAGTCTTCAACAGTACTGGCTGCTGATAAAACATTCTTCGCTTCAGAAATAGTCTGAATACTATTGCCTTCATTGAAAACAATATTAGAATTAATACCTGCATAATTCTTAAGAATAGACAGGGTATTTTCACTTAGTTCCATGATATACTCCATAATTAGAAATATTATTATACAACATTTTTGACGGATTGTACAACATTATTTTACCTTGCTAAAGTTTTTATCTTTGATAAATTCCATCTTAGATTGAAACTTGTCATCAAGGATTTCACCTTTATGCGATATAACAAAGACATTAGTATCTTCACCAAACGCATAAATGATCTTCATTAAATTACCCACACCCTCATGATCCAATGACGAATCAAATGTCTCATCAAGTATGAGTAAGTTAGTGGCTACTGAATTTTTCATCTTGGCAATCTGACGCCAAGTAAATAACAGAGCCAAATCTATTCTTTGTTTCTCACCTTCTGAAAACGAATCATAAGAAAAGTTATCACGATGGCGAGATCGAATAGTCTCAGTAAAACTTTCATCTAGATTAAAATGTACAAAGAAATCTAGAATCTGTAAATACTGATTTGTAAGTTGATTAATGACCGGTAGATATTGTTTAATAATCTTTGTCTTAATACCGGTATCTTTCAACATTTCAAGAATAACATTATTATAAGTTACATCTTCGTTGATGCGTAATTTATTTTCAAAGTGTGCTTCACGTTGTTCTTTTAACTTACCTAGTTCTTCTCTTGCCTTTGCTGTATCACCATCAGTACCTTTAATCTTATCAATCTGATTTGATAATATAGTAATACGTTTTTGTAGACTATCTATAGCAGTATTATTATTTGTAACAGATGATGTTCTATCTCTTATATCGGCAGACCTACTATCTAAATCAGCGATGTCTATTTCTACTGCCTCAGCCTCATTAGCCAGATCTATAAGAGTGTCTTGATATATTGCAGCCTTATCTTTAGCAGTCTTAAGTTTTTCTTGTTTAAGTTCTACTGGTATCTCTTGTTCACACGTTGGACAATTATCATGCTTCTCATAAAACTTGGATTCTTTTACAAGTGATCGAATCTTAGAATCAAAGTCAGCTTTATATTGTAATAACGATTGTTTCTTATCGTGTCTATCTTTAATCTTTTCTTGTAAGCCTCGTGAGCGTCTTTCGATATATTGAGTATGTTTATTATTTTCAGCCTGAAGTGTTTCTATCTCATTACGAGCATCATCTATCTCATCAGTCTTAGACTCAACTTCTGTATTAGCAAGACCTTCAACTTCTTTAATATAATTCTGTTGTAAGTTAATTTTGTCTTTAGCTAATTCTAAATCGTAATCAACATCCTTAAGATTATCCTTCAATATGCTTTGCTTTTCTTTTAGGATCTGATTCATTTTAGAGAATACATTAATGTCCAGAAGATCCTCGATAACATCCCGTCGATGATGCGAAGGGAGTTGCATGAAAGGAATGAAGGAGGAGGATCCCAACACAACAATCTGATGGAAACTTTTATGATTAAGCTTCAGAATGTTTTGCTCGAGAATCTTCTGGTACTCTTTGGCATGTGATGATTGATTAATCATCGTGCCATCAACATGAATCTCAAACTTACCTGGTTTGATTCCACGTATGATTTTATATTCTCTTTTGCCTATATTAAACTCAACTTCTACTTCACAATTCTTATTGTTAATAGAGTTGACTAATTGTGGTTTATTAATATTTCGGTGAGGTTTGCCAAACAGAGCGTATGACAAAGCGTCTAGCATTGTAGATTTACCGGCACCATTGTGACCGATAACAAGTGTGGTTTTACTGCGTATAAAGTCTATTGTCGTAAAGTGATTGCCTGTCGACAAAAAATTACGATAACGCAACGTCTTAAATAATATCATGCAATTTCTAAAGATTGAGCCTCAGTCATAAGGTTGTACACATCCTTCTTGATACGTTCCTTACTAAGCTCAGTTTCTACTCCATCTATATAAGTATTCAATAATTCTGTCGTGTCTTCAAGAGATATCTCATCATCTCCAACATTAGACCCAATAAATTCATCAAATGTTTCTTGGATCTTTAAGTCGTGTATATCCCTATTCTGTATTCTATCAACAAATCGATCAAATGTAAACTGATTTTTTCGATTTATTACAACTATTTTTACAAATTTATTATCTACTTGACTTAGATCATACTCCATATAATCAGTAGTACTATCATCATACCTAATCCTGTGGTGCAAAGTATGAGGGTTCCTAATAGCTTCAAGCTCTCTCGTACTCGTGTCCAGAATATGGAAGTATTTGTTGTCGTGTGCGTCATTCCAGAAAAACTCCATTTGGCTTCCAAGATAGGTTATATTATCTTGACTTGACTTTGTATGGAAATGTCCTGAGTATACGGCTTCGAACCGTTTGAATAATGACCTGTCTAGACCATGCTCACACTTGATGCCTTTCATCATTTCATAACCAATAATATCAAAGTGTCCGGCCATAATATCGGCTTTACATTCTTTGATAAACTTTATAGATCGTTCCTCATTATCGGCGTCGATCCATGGTACTAAGGCCATTTGTAATCCATCATAATCCATAACAGTCGGATCATGTATAATATGGACCTCGTTCATATAATGACCAAGTAATTCTTTTAAGCTATTCAGTTCACCAGTATTCTTATAAAATACGTCATGATTGCCACGAATGATATCCATTGTAATGCCGTGTTGTCGTAACGGTTTAAGGAAGCAATTCCTAATCCTATTAAGACACTTGAAATTAATGAATTTTCTATTGTCGAAGAAATCACCCAGGTGAATGATATGGCGAATATCGTTTTCCAAAAGATAAGGAAAAAATACATCACTGTAAAATTTCTCTGCGTTATCGAGAAATATGTCAGAAGAATTGCGAGTGCCACAATGGGTGTCATTGATTATTGCTACTTTCATTTTAAAAATTCACTTAAATCAGAATCAGCTTTCATCTCGCGCTTTTTGCGTTTTTCTTTCTTGACGAATTCTTTGACTGCATCATCTGTAGCCTTTACCTTATCTATACGATCTTTAAGGAAGTCTACAAATTGCTGAGCCACGGTATTTGCAAGTGTGTCACCCTCTACTTCAACAAACGTTTCTAATCCCGAACTAGTGAGATATTTGAGTTTGATGTCTTGTTGCTTTTTCTCTTTAGCAATACGACGGAGAAATGCATACCACGTGATTTGAGTAAAATATGCAAATGCATTTGGTTTTCCAGTTCTTGTTGCGGTTTCTAAATTATAGTTTTCTATTGCCTTTAAGCAATTCTCAACAGCATCCATCACCATCTCTTCACGATATGTATAACGAATAAAGTTTGATTTATGAGATAAGCCTTCTGCTATTTTAAGAAAGCATGTTGCTATGTAATCTGTTACAATAGGAAGCTGCTCATTATTTGCTTTAGCTTTTCTAACTTCTTTTACGTATTCAACAACGGCAGCTGAGAAGTCTGCATTATTTACGTAGTGAATACTTTGACGTTTAGTTCTTGCCATAACTTGTCCTTTCACATATATCATACTATATTTTTACGGCGATGTACACTAATTTTTTTAAAAAAAATATAAAAAAAATGCGTTTTAGGGGTGTACAAACCCTGAAAACTGGTGTATAATAAAAAGAGGTTTTTTGAGGTGGGTAGTATACCCTAATGTAATTTACTTTTATCTATCCTTGGAAATGGTAATACGTTCTCTGCCATTTGTTCTTTTTCAATTTGTCTTAATTCTTCGTCTGTTGGTCCCTCATTAAA